AAAATAAAATATGAAAATAAAATTAAAAATAAACTTTAAAAAGTTAAAAAAAGAAATAGAAGAAGATAAAAGGAAATTAAATCAAAAGAAATTAGATTATAAAGTTATTTTAGAGGTTATTGATAAAAAAAACAAAGTAGTATTACTTGAAAAGTAAAATAATATATTTTATACTTATTTATATATTCGTGGAGTAGTTTAATTTAAAATAATTCATTATTTTAGGGTAAAACGTTGGGTAATTATCTAAAAGATACTAGTTCGAGTCTAGTCTCCGCGACCAGTTTATATAACAATAAATAAATAATGTCTAAAAATCTATCAAAAGAAGAAGAAAAATTTTGTCAGAACATAGCAATAAAACAACTATCACAATACGCGAGTTATTTAGACGCATATCTTAATAATGAAAAAGACAAATGGAAAAGAAGTATCGTTGATAGTAGAGCTTGCGATAAAATGAAAAAGCAAAAGATAATGGTAAGGATTAAGCAGTTAAAGGACAAGATAGATAATAAAATGACAGATAAGATTGTTTACAACCGCGAGATTGCTTACAACAACTTTCAAGAATACCTTGATATCTTAAAAAAAGAATTGAAGGTTGCGTTAGATTCTATTGAATTAACCGAAAAAGACAGAGCTTATATTGTAAATGCTTTATCAAAAACAATAAAGGATATGGAAGAGAACAAATCTAAGTTGTTTGGTTTGTTTGTTGACAAAAAGGATATTAAAGTAAGTATTAAACCAATTATTTTAAATGATATTCCTAAAAATAATGAATTAAAAGAAGTAAAACAACCTGAAGTTGAATTAAATGACAAAAAAGAATAAAAATAACAAATCAATAAAATCAATACTTAAGGCAAAGTCTTTCATATGTAAAATAACAATCATAGGTTGTATTAAATGGAAGGAATAAAACTAACTAATTGTATAGGAAAATCATTTTATAAGCTGTATTATCATATTTTAAATAATGTATATACTCATTATTGGTTAAAGGGTGGCAGAGGTTCGCTTAAATCATCTTTCATTGCAATAATGATTGTTTTAGATATAATTTCAGACGAAAAATCAAATGCAATTTGTTTTAGAAAATTCGGTAATACATTATTAAGTTCGGTTTACAATCAAATATTTTGGGCTATTAATATTTTAGGAGTTCAAAATTATTTTAGCACTCCAAAAAAAATACCAGTTCCAATTGTTTATTTGCCAACAGGTCAAAAAATATTATTTTGGGGTATGGACGATCCGCAGAAGTTAAAATCAATTAAAATAATAAAAGGTTATTTAAAAAATGTGTGGTTTGAAGAATTAGAACAGTTTTGCGGGATGGAAGAAATAAGAAATGTTTGTCAATCTATTTTAAGAGGCGGTGATATTTTTAGAGTTTTCTATTCATATAATCCTCCTAAAAGTGTAAATTCGTGGGTTAATTCTGAGTGTTTAATCCCAAAAAATAGTAGAATAATACATCATACAACTTATTTAGATGCTCCTGTTGACTGGTTAGGCAAAAGGTTTATTCTTGAAGCAGAAGAATTAAAAAAAAACAAGCCTGAATTTTATAAACACGAATATTTAGGTATAATTACTGGCACAGGTGGAGAAGTATTTACAAATGTAAAATCAAGAAGAATTACTGATTTAGAAATAAGTAAATTTGATAATCTCAGACAAGGGATAGACTGGGGGTACTCTTTACATCCTTTCGCTTTTGTAAAAATGCACTACGATTTAAAAAAAAGAGATTTATATATTTTTGATGAGCTTGTAAGAGTTCATATGAGTGATATTGATGCAATGAAAATATTAAGAACAAAAGTAAATAGAAATGTAGTAATTGTTGCGGATAGCAACGAAAATAAAACAATAGATAAATATGCAAATAATGGTTTTTATATTGAAGGAGCAGTAAAAGGCTCGGGAAGTAGAAATCCTAGTTTTAAATTTTTACAAAGAGAAACATATAATATTTATATTGATCCCGTAAGATGCCGTAATACTCTTAGAGAATTTATAAATTATGAATATCAAAAAAAAAGAAATGGCGAATTTATTGCTGAGTATCCTAAAATAAACGACGATTGTATTGACGCAGTAAGATATGCATTAGAAATTTATATAAAAAATACACCTTCAATTTTTGATGTATTATAAAAAAATGTTGACAAAAATAAATAAAATAGTTTATATTTAAAAAACAAACAATTTAATCTATGGTGAAAAAAAAAGAAATTACAGAAATATCAAACAGTTTATCAAACTTAGTTTTAGGTGTTGCAAGTAAATCTCAACTTTCTTCAAGCGATACTATTTCAAAAAATATTAGCACAGAATTATTAAGTAATCAAAGAACTACATTATCATATGCTTATAAAACTTTCGGATTAGTTCAAACTTTGATAGACCAACCTGTAGAAGACGGTTTTAGAGGTGGCATAGAAGTAAAATCAGATCAACTAGATAGTGAAGACATAAAAGAAATTCAAAACTTCATAAATGAAAATAAAATCATAGAAACTTTTAAAAACGCTATTAAATGGACTAGATTATATGGTGGTGGTGGGGTTGTAATTAATACAAACGGAAATTCAAAAAGTAAACTTAATCCTAATTTGATAAATAAAAATTCTTCACTTGAATTTTATGATGTTGATTTATGGGAATTAAATAATCAAAATGTAGGAACTGGAACGGCAATAGCAAAGAATAATAAAATAAAATCTCCGTTTGAAAATAATATGGAAGTTCCATATTGTTATTATGGTGTTAATTTAAATAAAACTCGTGTTTTAAAAATGAATGGAAAAAAAGCACCTTCATTTATAAGACCTATGTTGAGAGGTTGGGGAATGTCTGAGGTTGAAAGGCTGGTTCGTTCAATTAATCAATATTTAAAAAACAATGATTTAATTTTTGAGTTATTAGATGAGGCTAAAATTGACATTTACAAAATTCAAGGTTTTAATTCTTTGCTTTCAAGTTCAAGCGGAACACAAAAAGTCCAACAAAGAATAGAATTAGCAAATACTTTAAAAAATTATAATAAAGCGTTGGTGATGGATAATGAAGATGATTATTTGCAAAAACAAATGAATTTTGGCGGTTTATCTGAAATGTTAAAGCAAATTAAAGAAAATATAGCGTCGGATATGCGAATGCCGTTGACAAAATTATTCGGTCGTTCTGCAAGCGGTTTTAATAGCGGAGAGGATGATATAGAGAATTATAATTCAATGATTGAAAGCGAAATAAGACATAAGTTTGATTGTGAATTAATACAAATTATTAAATTAATTTGTCAAAAAGTATTTGAATTTATACCTACTGATTTAAGGATTGAATATAAACCTTTGAGGATTTTATCTGCAAAGGACGAAGAAGAAGTAAAGGATAAAAAATTTAATCGTGCTTTGACTTTGTTTCAAATTGGTATAATAACAGAGGAAGAGTTTAAACAAGATATAAACTTAAACAATCTTGTTTCAATTGATTTAGATATTGAAAATTCAAATAATAATGAAGACAAAAAAGAAGAAGTAAAAGAGAAAAAAAACTCAATTATTGATTTAATAAAAAACAAATTTAAAATTAAATGACAGTAAAAAAATTAAAACCAATTAGATCAAATTTAAAACAAGAGAAAAAATTGAGTGATGCTATTTTGAAAGTTTTAGAAAAAATAATTTTCAAACCAATTTTAAAATCTATAAAAGAGGAAGAACCAGAATTATTAAATAGCTTACCTAGTTTATCTTCTATAATTAAAGCTTTACTAAAATTTAGAATATACTTTAAAAACAATGTATTTAGAGGCAAGGTTTCGGCGACAATTAGCAAAGAATTAAAAAAGCTAGGTGCAAGATTTGATGGAAGAATAAAAGCTTGGAGAATAAACAAAAATAAGTTGCCTCTTGACGTTCAAGGTACGATAGCTCAAGCTGAAAATAACTTTATAAGCATAAACGAAAAACTATCTTATGCTATTTCTAATATTGATACTAAAAAAGCTTTAAAAGATGTTAGCTTTGAAAAAATATTCTTACAAGATACAAAAGAAATTGATAAATCACTCGTAAAAAGTGTATATGATGTTATAGGTA